AGAACGTAGTGACTATAGTGCGTGTACCACTTGGGGTGTGTTTTACCATCCTGACGACAACACAGGGATAGAAAAGACACATTTGATACTGCTTGATTCGTTTAAGGCAAAACTGGAGTTTCCAGAATTAAAACGAGCAGCGTATGACAAATACATGGAGTGGGAACCAGATCAGATGATTATTGAGGCAAAGGCATCAGGTGCGCCGCTTGTGTTTGAACTTCGTGCTATGGGTATACCTGTCACGGAGTTCACACCGACAAGAGGTAACGACAAGATTGCCAGAGTAAATGCCGTGACGGATTTGTTTTCGAGTGGCACTGTCTGGTATCCACCCACACGGTGGGCCGATGAGGTTATAGAGGAATGTGCCTCTTTCCCATCTGGTGATCACGATGACTTGGTTGACAGTACCACACAGGCTCTGTTAAGATTTCGCCAAGGTGGATGGGTTCGAGCAGAAAGCGATGACTGGGATGACGAACCAAAATACAGAAGACCAGTGGAATACTATTAGGAGACTCTATCATGGCAAAAGAAAAAAGTGTTATAAACACACAGGCTTTAAAAAAATTTATAGACTCAGGGGGCATTGAAAAAATGTTCAAAAAAGGAAAAGGTAAAAGTGAAACCTTAGACATAAAAGACCCTGATTTTATGGATAAAGTCATCAGACAAATGAAAATTGGTAGAAAAGCAGGTGGTAAGGTCATGAAGATGCGTGGTGGTGGATTGGCTACTCAAGGAACAAAATTCAGCATAAGGTAAATTACCATGTCAGAAAAAAATAAAAAACAAGACCCATCTAAGATTTATTTTGGTTATGATGCATATGGAAACAAAGGGCCATTTACTGAAGAGCAAAGAAAAAAAGCACAACTAGAAGCGATTGCTGCTTTTGGTTTAGCAGGAACAGGATTAACTTTAGGAGCAATTCCTGCAGCTAAATTTTTAGAGAGAGTTGATAGAAGAGATCGTGCAATTTTAAAAGGTAAAGACCCAAAAGGTAAAGGTGTTCTAAAACGTGGAAGTGTCCGTTACCTTAGTGGTAGAGGTGGTGGAGGAAATATAGCCTCTCAGTTTGGTATGGGTAAAAGAGGTGCAGAAAAAATGAGAAAAAGTCCTTTCGAGTTAAAGAAAGGTGGTGTGGTTAAAATGCGTGGTGGTGGTATAATTGCACGAGATAGATTAAAACCAACAAAGATAATTTAATATGGTAGTTGATAAACGATTAGAGCCTTTCGAGGTTGATATAGAGGAAAACCCCTCTGAACAAGAGTTAAAAGTCGAAGTGGTAAATCCAGATGCTGTATCGATAGAAACAGAGGATGGTGGTGTTATTGTTGACTTTGAAGGTGATGTCACAGAAGAAATGGTTGGCCCTGATCATAACTCAAACCTAGCTGAGTTTCTTGAAGATGGTGATCTTGAGAAGATGGCCTCTGATCTTATCGATGACTTTGAGAGCGATAGAACATCACGAAAAGAGTGGTCACGGTCTTACATAAAAGGTCTTGACTTGTTGGGCATGAAGATTGAAGAGCGATCTCAGCCGTGGCAAGGTGCATCAGGTGTATTCCACCCACTTCTAACAGAAGCTGTTGTACGTTTTCAGGCACAGGCAATGGGAGAGATATTCCCACCTAGTGGCCCTGTACGCACAAAGATAGTTGGTAAAAACACAAAAGAAAAAACAGCACAGTCGCAACGTGTTGAGGATGAAATGAATTATCTTCTGACAGAAGACATGACGGAGTATCGTGATGAAATGGAGCAAATGCTTTTTCGCCTACCCCTAGCAGGCTCTGCTTTCAAGAAGGTGTATTACGATCCTATCATGGAAAGACCATGCTCTATGTTTGTCCCCGCTGAAGACTTTGTAGTTTCTTATGGTGCAAGTGATCTTATGTCTTGCCCACGGTACACCCACATTATGAAAAAGACAGAGAATGAAATCAAAGAACTCATGGTGAATGGTTTTTACCGTGAGGTTGAGCTATCAGACCCAGAGCAAGATGATTCTGAAATACAGGAAAAGTATGACGAGATGGATGGGGCTGAACACGTTTACGAAGACGATGAGAGATACACCATCCTTGAGATGCACGTTGATGTTGATATGCCAGAGCCATTTGACGATAGCGATGGACTAGCTAGACCGTATGTTGTTACAATAGATAAGTCATCAAGAACAATACTATCGATCAGAAAAAACTGGTATGAGAATGATAAAAAGAAAAGTAAGCGACAGCATTTTATTCATTATAGATATCTTCCTAGCCTTGGCTTTTATGGTACAGGACTTATTCATCTTATTGGTGGGTTGGCTAAATCGGCAACGTCCATACTGCGTCAGCTTATTGATGCAGGTACGTTATCGAATTTACCTGCTGGTCTTAAAGCTCGTGGTCTTAGGATTAAAGGGGATGATTCGCCTCTCATGCCTGGTGAGTTCAGGGATGTCGATGTCCCTGGTGGTGCGATACGAGATTCCATTACGTTTATACCTTATAAAGAACCATCCTCAGTATTATACCAGTTGTTGGGAAATATTGTCGAAGAGGGAAGACGAATTGGGTCGGTAGCTGATGTGCAAGTGGGGAACATGAACCCACAAGCTCCTGTAGGTACAACACTAGCCTTGTTAGAGCGATCCATGAAGGTTATGTCTGGGGTGCAAGCACGATTACACGCCTCTTTAAAAAAAGAACTTCGTATATTAGCCAAGTGTATCCATGACTTTATGCCTCCAGAGTACGCCTACGAAATGGAAGGTGACTTCTCAAGAACAGAGGATTTTGATGGACGAGTGGATGTAATCCCAGTATCCGATCCAAATGCCTCTACAATGGCACAAAGAGTAACACAATATCAGGCAGCCCTACAGTTAGCCCAACAAGCACCACAGCTATACGATATGGGTAAACTGCATCGACAGATGCTAGAGGTGTTAGGAATAAAAGATGCAGCCGATATTATCAAACTACCAGACGATATAAAGCCGAATGATCCAGTAACAGAAAACATGGCGATCATGAAGCAAGAACCTGTCAAGGCGTTCAAGTACCAAGACCATGAAGCGCACATTGCTGTACATACTGCTGCTGCTCAAGATCCAAAGATACAGCAAATCATTGGTCAATCGCCATTTGCGTCTGCTATCCAGAATGCCTTGGCAGCTCACATTACCGAACACGTTGCGTTCCAGTATAGAAAAGAGATAGAAAAGCAGTTAGGTGTGGAAATGCCAGACGAAGAAAAGCCTTTACCAGAGGATGTAGAAGAAGAATTGTCTAAATTAACGGCAGAAGCTGCAGCTAAAGTGTTGAAAAAGGGTCAGGCAGAGATGGCTCAGGCTGAAGCCATGAAAAAACAGCAAGACCCACTGACAATTATACAGCAAAAAGAAATAGCTCTAAAAGAAGCTGAGTTTGAGCATAAAAAACAGATGGATATTGCAAAATTACAGACCGATGTGCAGAAAACTAAGTCAAATGAGAAGATACAGGGTGCTAAACTAGGCATTCAGGTAGCTACAGAGGCTGATAAATCACAGAAAAAGGCTATAAAGGACGGTGTAGACATAGGATTAAACCTTGCAAGGGATTTAGCCTCTGATGAATGACGATTATGGACTGATTTTAAAACGAATCAGTGATCAAAAGACCCAAATACAGGAACATTTATGCATGGGAGGTGTAAAAACCTTTGATGAATACACATCAATGGTCGGTGAATACAGGGGATTGGTAAAAATAGAGCAAGAAATTTTAGACTTGCAAAAAAAAGCCATTGAGGATTAAATAATCCCAACGTATTTAAACGCAAGGCAACTGTGAGCCTAAATCACTGCATGAGGTAAAAATGTATTCAACTGTAAAAAAGGAGAGTGACGAAAAAGTTGCTTCTCAAATGCCCAAACCAAAGGGCTACAAACTCCTAATATCCCCAGTACAAGTAGATGAGAAAACCGAAGGTGGTGTGTATATGCCTGATGCTTTACGAGATGCCGAAGGTATAGCATCAATCATAGGTTTTGTTGTAAAAATGGGAGATGACGCTTATAAGGACGAAAAAAAGTTTCCTAATGGAGCGTGGTGTAAAGAGGGTGACTTTGTAATATTCCGATCTTACTCTGGCACTCGATTTAAAATTCATAATGAAGAATTTAGATTAATCAACGATGACACCGTTGAAGCCGTAGTTGATGACCCAAGAGGATATAAAAGAATATGAGTGATACAGCAGAAAAAATAGTAGAAGAGCAAGAAGTTCAACAGGACTTAGACTTTGGCAATGAAAAGCCAATTCAAACACCTAAAAAAGACGATGCACCATTTGAGGTGGAGATTGTTGACGACAGACCTGAAGAAGATAGGGTTCCAAAAAGAAACGAAAGTGCAACTACTCAGGTTGAGGATGATGACGATGAAGCCAAAAACTATAGTGAGAAGGTGCAGAAGCGTATAAAGGCTCTAAAATACGACTATCACGAAGAGCGTAGAGCTAAAGAAGAAGCATCTCGTCTACAAGAAGAAGCACTAAACTATGCCAAAAAACTTCAAAAAGAAAACGAGGAACTGCGTAAAAGCCTGTCTGATGGCGAGAGTGTTTTAATAAATCAGGCTAAAGGCAGAGTGGATGCAGAGCTAGAAAAGGCTAAAAAGGATTACAAAGAAGCTTACGAATCAGGTGATCCAGACAAGCTAGTTGAGGCATCCTCTGAGTTGGCAAGGATACAAAGCGAAAAACAACGTGTTGATAGCTATGTGCCACCAAAGCCACAACAACCTAAAAAACAAGAGACACCAATACCTCAGCAACCCCAGAAACCACAGGTGAGTCAGAGAGCCTTGGACTGGGCAAATGAGAACACATGGTTCAATAAAGATAGCCGAATGACCTCGTATGCCTTTGGTGTTCATGAAGAGTTGGTAAAAAAAGGTGTTGTCGGAGACAGCGAAGAGTATTATAAAGAGATAGATAGGGAAATGCGAAAAGTTTTTCCAGACAAGTTTGACGATGTTAATGAAGATGAGGAAACGCAACAAAGTCAAACTGGCATCGTGGTTGCCCCCACTAAACGGAGTGCAAAAAAACCACGCACTGTGCGACTGACCTCAACCCAAGTGAACCTCGCTAATCGTTTGGGACTCACAAAAGAGCAATATGCAGCGCAACTAATGAAGGATCAAGGAAATGGCTAATAGAGAACCAAGAGACACCGAAACAAGAGAAATGGAATTTCGCAAGAAATCATGGGTAAGACCTACATTGTTGCCAACACCTACACCTCGTGAAGGGGTGAAGTTTCGTTGGATACGAACAGCGATCATGGGTCAACCAGATACCCCTAATGTATCTGCAAAGTTTCGTGAAGGTTGGACACCTGTCTTAGCCAAAGACCATCCTGAGTTACACGTTATGTCTGACATCGATTCACGATGGAAAGACAATGTTGAGGTTGGTGGTATGCTACTTTGTAGTATAGCTACCGAAACCATAGAAGCTCGTAAGCAAGCCCACAAGGAAATGGCTCAAAGGCAAATGGAATCTGTGGATAATTCTTACTTGCGTAACAATGACCCTCGAATGCCAGTTCTAAGACCAGAGCGAAGCACTCGAACAACTTAATGGAGGTAGACAAATGTCTAGCGTATCTTCTCCTTTTGGATTAAGACCTATGGGAACATTGGGTGGCGAATACACTGGTGGTTTTCGTCAGTATCCTATCCTATCATCTGAGTCCACAAGGATATGTTATGGAGATATCGTCAAGCTAACTGACGGTGGCTCCACCACTACCATCCAGAAAGATACAGGAACAAGTGCGTGTACACCTATCGGTATTTTTCTAGGATGTCGTTTCATCGATGTAAGCACTAAACAGCTTACATTTTCACAACAATGGTCAGGCGCAGCTCACACTGAGGGTATGGCGTATGTCGCAGATGATCCAAATATTCTGTTTGCAGTGCAAGCAGATGGCACAGTAAATGATGATGATCTTGGTGCTAACGTAGAGTTAGAGCAAACAGCATCAAATGCTACGCTTGGAATATCTCGTGTTAGTTTAGATATTAGCACAACAAACACGACAGCTTCACTTCCTGTGAGAATAGTTGATTTTCTTGGAGGTCACGATGGTGATGAAAGAGGATCAAACTTTCCTATCATGCTTTGTAAATTCAACACAGGGCATCAATTAGGCATAGGCGTAGTGTCTGGCGCAGCACCAGGAGGTGGTTAATCATGGCAACAATAAGTAGAGCGCAGCTCTTAAAAGAGCTACTACCTGGTCTTAACGCATTGTTCGGACTAGAGTATGAGAACTATGAAAATGAACACGCTGATATTTACGAAACAGAAAACTCTGACAGAAGTTTCGAAGAAGAAGTAAAGCTCAGTGGGTTTGGTGCAGCTCCTGTTAAACAGGAAGGTGCGTCCATTTCATACGATACTGCACAAGAGTCATTCACTTCTCGTTACAACCATGAGACAGTGGCTATGGGTTTCTCTATTACAGAGGAAGCTATGGAAGACAATTTGTATGACAGCCTATCAGCACGTTATACAAAGGCTCTTGCTAGAGGTATGGCTTACACAAAGCAAACCAAGGCAGCATCTCTTCTAAACACTGGTTTTGATACTTTCACATCTGGTGATGGTGCATTTCTATTTAGTTCCTCCCACCCAACGGTGGCAGGTGGCAACAATAGAAACCAACTGTCAACAGCTTCAGACCTCAATGAAACATCTCTTGAGCAAGCAGTTATTGATATTGCAGCGTTCGTAGATGAAAGAGGACTGTTGATTGCAGCAAGACCAAGAAGATTAATCGTTCCACCTGCACTGATGTTTACAGCGACAAGACTGTTGCAAACAGACTTCAGAACAGGAACTGCCGATAATGATGTTAACGCTATCAAGGCTAATGGGTCTATCCCAGAGGGCTTTAGAGTTAACCATTATCTAACAGATA